ACTATCGACAGGATCTCTCTCAGGAGTTCCTTTTCCAATTAGAAGAGTCTCAGCAACTTGCTTGAATGTATCATACTCCTCCAATTTTACAAGAGAGTGGACATCATGGAGTTCATCCATCCACTCTGCCATCTGCTTCTTAGTTCCCGCAGCGGTAGCCTTGGGACGGAAAGCAGACTGATCGTACTTGGGCCATTGACCCTCCATTACCTTACTCAGCTTAAAGTCATGACCTTCATCGAGATCAGTAACATCACCATAGTCCTCATCGAGAATGGTAGAAATAATCTTCTTGAAGAGGATAACCCCAACAGAGAAGATCTTAACCTCGTCAGTCTCCCGATTAACTACATTCATGTAGTAACGGGCACGGGGCTTAATCTGACGAGCAAGGTTCTCGTCATTATACGGTGCTTTCCACAAAGCATAGTAAGCATCACAGATAGGACAAGCCTCTCCATGAACCTTACGGCAGTGGAAGTTACGAGTCTGTCCTTCTCCCGTGGGGACACGGTGGATAGCAGTCTCCGCATAAAACAGTTTGTCCTCGTCGTTAGACGGAAGGACACGAATCACGCTATTTCCCTCAGGGATAGCATAAAATTTGTTGATGAAGTCTCCTGAGCTAGAAGAATTTTTACCACCTTCCATCTTGGCGTATTGTTCCCGAATCTTATCAAAGTCCATTGTCATTAGTTTTCTCCGTTAATTAGTTATTAGTTGTTTAAGAATAAATCTTTTTTTCGTCGCGTTGGTTTGCACTTAATTGAACAAGCATATCCTTTTTGTGCGAAAGGGCTTGCATTAGACTCTTAAGAAGTCCTTGTTTTGATTTAGTCTCCGCTAAATTTAAAGTTATTTCCTTACATGATTCATCAGAGTGGACAAAGCTATCAAGGATAGCTCCCGTTGGACGAATACCATTAGCCTTACACTCTGATTGTCCCCTTATTCTAGCACTAGCTTGGCAACTCTCAAGTCTTATCTCAAGAATTGAACAATCTTTTTTTGCGTACTCGCACAGACCAGCATAGTATGCGAATTGGTTTGCTTGTTTCAGCAACTCCCCATCAATATTTCTGGGGTCAATCGCAGCTAAATCATCTGAGAGTTCTACATAAAGCTCCCAGTCTAGATTTTCGTAGGCTAATAAAAGGTCAGTTGCTTTCGTCATTGCTATAATCGTTGGTGGTGAGTTCGGACATACTTAAAGTATTATAGTCGATTGAAACACCAGTTACAAATCTAGTTTTACCATTTCTGGACTTCATTACATAGCACCGCATTCGTTCCTCATCAAACTCTTCCTCAGACTGATTAAGGGATACTGCGTAGTCTACAGTTCTAAACTTTCCATAGGAATCACCCAGTTCAGCGTCAGTAATAACATTAACCCTAGCTCCCTGTCGATTGGTTTGGGTCGCAGTCCACACAAGCATCTTATGCTCCACAGCAAGCCCTCTAAGCTCACGCGCAAGCATCTCTTGGACTTGGTACTCTGGACCCTCTCGGTTAGATCCTAGAAGCTCTAGGTAGTCCACAATAAGGAGGTCAGGAACGAACCCCTCAAAGTTCTGTAGCTGGGACAGGAGGGATCTAATCGTGGAGACTGTAGCAACACCAGTAGGGAATTCTTTAATTACTAGATTACCTCCAGGGAAACGATCCTTAAAAACATCTAGCCTTTCCATAAGAACCTGCTGCTTAGTAGGAAGGTTCCTCTGATTAATCAAGGTCATAACTGAGTCGAACCTCTGAGCGATCTTATCCTCACTCATTTCAAGAGATACATATAAAACTTTACGCCCCTCCATCAAAGAGTGTACGCCCTGATTGACCAAGAAAACAGATTTCCCAACCCCAGGAGGAGCAACAACCATAGCAAGTTCTTTAGCAGACAGACCACCTTCAAGCTCTCTATTAAGAGTGGGTAGAATAGTACGGTAACGATCCTCATTATTCCTGTCTAGGGTCCTAACCCAACGAGCAGTAATAGAATCAAAGTAGTTCTGACCCAGATCAACATTTCTATTAACTGTAAGAGCAGCCCTCACTGCCTCTTCTACTTGCTCATAGCTATCGTTCTGGATATACCCAATAGACTGGGTAATAGCATCCTTCATCGCCTCCTTACGAGCAAAGTTTTCAATCTCATCAAGGAAGAACTCTTCGTTACCAATAGAAGAGGTATCAAGCCTGTTAATAAGGGTAAGTTCATCTGTATAGTCCGAAGTGTTCTCTCTGCTGCTTTTCTTCTTCTTGCATACCTCTAGGATGAAATCATCACATGGTATCTTCTGGTACTTAGCATGGAAGTCTACAATAGAGTTGTAGATGTTTGCATGAATAGGAAACTCAAAATACTCTGGCTTAACCAGAGGAGTAATTTGAGAGAAAAAGTCTTTATTGTACTTGGCGAGGTAGAGGATACCTCGTTGTACATTTTCACTGAAGTTGTAAGCCATTATTTCTTTCGTCGTGGTTCGTTGCGTCTTGGTTGGTGCTTGTGATATGAGCCTAAAGCGTCTACGGTCTTTCCTATACTAGCAGCGTTCCTCTTTCTTTCTTCTAATTCTTTGCCTTCTATTTTCCTTCCACCGTAATGTTTCTGAAAGTTTTCATTGGGAACATATCTAGTATAGAACTCCTCTGTACTGGATTCCTCCACAGATTCCCTAGTCTTATTTACTAAAGCTTCTCCTAATCGTTTAAGCTCAAACTGATCAGTTTTAGTCTTTTCTGCTAATCTCTTGTTAGTATAAAATTCTCCCTTAAAATGAACAGCAGTCTGTTTGTTACTCCAGTTTTGATGAGAAAGTTTATTACACTCGGGGCATCTGCTCCTAGCGGGAGCATTCTTCATTGAGTATTCTTTATCCCATATCAGTTTACAGGGATGACATATAAATTCGTATTGTGGCATACCTTATTATAGTTAAATACAAACACTAGAACAATCACAAGGATCATTCGCATCACAATTCCAAGTGGATTCAGGGCAATACCCTGTTTCCGTAACGCATCTATATCTGCTGTAACCACTCCATGCATAACCTGCACCAGGATCTTTAGCTACTGGAGTACCATCATCTTCCCAGACATTATCTTGAATTGCTACAGTTCCTGTATAAGTTCCATTCGCAGTTGTATAGGGGGATCCCCAAAAATCTCTACCATGAAAATTACCGCTTGCTGTAACATTGTGGCAGATATCACCAGTATTTTTACCTCCAACAACAACGGTAGTATTACCGCCATTCAGCCAGTTATGACAAACCCAAGCATGCCCTAAGTAATAACCTCCCTTAGCACCACCATCCGCAACTAACCTAACACACTGATTACTTTTCCAAGACAAACCAGAAGGGGCAGTTTGTGGGGCGTAGCAATTGCATATGTATGAGGAACCCCATGTATCTGTTGTTAAAAGATTTGCTTTCTGCATTTCTATAGTATTACCAGAAACTATAACCATTCCCGAAGTGCTTCCACCATTTTGATACCCATCTGCATGAGCGCATTCACAAGTTCCAGCAGCACAACAAGCTCTAGTGTCTGCTCCTGTTTCATGTAAATAATTCTCTGAAATAGTCTGAACCACCGTGTCTCCTGGTGTTGAAATAGAGGCTGGGTCTGAGATATTAACATGAATTAAATCTGAATAAGCATGATGTAAATTAGATCTATGAATAGTGTCCCACTCACCAGATTTAATCAGCTTCTCTTTAGATTGTTGAGACATGTCGGTACATACTTCAGAGTAATACATCTTTATTCCAGAGGGCATGTGATCTTTAGTATTAGTGTGAACATCTTGGTCTGCTCTAATTCCCCATGTCCCAGTACTCTTAATATAACATCCACTAAAGGTAATATTATCTGCTCTAAGATCTGGTCCACCCCTGTCAACAAATTTGTAGCCAACTATGTACGCACCATCTGATACAACATATCCATTAGCATTATCCCACCAAGGCTCATTGTCGGGAACCTTTAAAGAATTTATACTCCATCCTAATGCACTAATACCTGTATTAAATTGGTTAGGCTTAGACTTATCTATCTTATTCTCTACTATTAATACAATAGAACTCGTTCCACTAACAATGGGATCTTCACCTCCCAATGTAATAGCACTCATGCTACTAACGCCCAAAGCTGAAATATATAATACATCTCCAGGTACGAACCCGTATAGGGGGTCTGCGCTAACTACCAAGGTAGAATCAGATCCTATTCCCGTAGTTCCACTAGCTACCTTACCCGTAGCATATGAAGCACCATCAAAAGATTTTAATGTGCTATCATTAGCGTCTATCATGTAATAAGTTCCTGCATTAGAAGCTCCTGATAAACCAACACAGCATACATCTATAGGAGAAACATAGGGACACGCATATTCTGTTCCACCATTAACAAAAGGTCTCTGTAATCTGAACTCAACATTTGTAGTAGATGATTTCGGACTTACAACATGTTCGGCCCCTGGTGCTGCAAACTTGACATTAACAGAAGAGACTAGGGAACTAACGGTCATGACATGCTCACCAGTAGCAGTTCCAACAGACAACCCACTTAAAACTACACTTATCGTACCATCAGGACACGATAAAGTTAAAGGTTGTATTTTAATAGTTTTTGTATATTCATCAGGATCAATTAAAAAAGTCTTATCTGTTTTTGTTACATAATCAGTATTTTCAACTAAACCTTCCGCAGAAGATACACCATAGGTAGCACTTAAAACAGTACTTCTATTTCCTGGGATACTCATAGTACAGGACATAATACTGTTATCTGCAAACCCACTAGAGGTTAGAGGCTCACTCATACTTGCTACAGGAACAGGGAGGATGCTATCAGTGGTTACCCCAGCATTATAATTAGCTAATACTTGTCCCGCTGTTAAAGCTTTGCTGTAATGAGCCATTAAATAAACACCACCATACCAAGGGCGTGGGGGGGCAGCTGCTGGCCCGAGCGACCCAATTTCAAGATAATAATGAATCTTACTCTCGTTCTTATTACCATCGGGGTTGGTCCAATTTTGTGTTAAGAAACTAGTAGCTCCAAAGGATGTGGGGTAGGGTAGTTGAAGACTTATTCCAGAACTAGAATTATTGCCATTAACATATACATCATAAGCAATATAATTAGGGGCTCCCGATACTGTCAGAACTACATGTTGTAAACCTGTAGTAGCTGTTCCATCAGGAGTTCTTCTATCTACACCTGTAGGGTCCTCAGCAGAAGTCTCTAACCTCACCCTAGTATTATACATAGTCGCTGGAGTATGAGGTAACCAATGACCCTGCCCTACCATGTAATTACTAGATTTAGTACCAAAACCATCCTCTGCTATAGTTATAATTCTAGCAGGACCTTGCTGAGAGACATTATCTGGTTTTATCCAAGCCTCCACAGTAAATTCATTTGGTATTTGCTTGAAAGTTTGAAGCCTTAATGCATTCTGCAACTCCTTTGCATCTCCTTGCACATAGCCCCCACCACTAAAACTAAGAAAATATCTGTCATTATATGCTGCATCTTGTGACCAAGTAGTACCCGAAAGAATGCTTAGGTCGTTAGCGGTGGTAAGAGCCGCTCTATCCTGCACAATAGTTCCAGCACCCTCAGTAAACCACCAGATAGAAAGAAGATTATCCATTATCCTTCTTCCTGTTTCTCCGAAAGGATTAATTAATCCAGATCCTACAGCATTTTCTGTATAAGGAACAACCTTATCGTTCTTAAGCAAATTGTAAGTATCTACACTTCCTGACTTTCTACCTATAGCTTGTCTACCAGTTCCTTTTCTTTCACTTGGGGGAAATCTTGGACTCATAATATAAAACCTCTTACTTTATTTAGTTAAGAAGTACGGGGTATGAGTATTATATTGTGGCATACTTTAATATAAATTAAATACAAAATAAGCCACTAGAACAATCACAAGGATCATTCGCATCACAATTCCAAGTGGATTCGGGGCACAAACCAGTTTCGTTAACACATCTATACCTAGAATACCAGTTCATTTTATTTGCAGTACCTTGGACCGCTGGAGTACCATCATCTTCCCAGACATTATCTTGAACTATTGTAGTTCCTGTATAAGTTCCCTCAGGAGATATATCAACCATATAATTATAAAAATCTCTTCCAAATTTATTACCGCTTACTGTAACATCTCCACAAACATCAGGAGGTTTAGAAGCCCCAGCATTTATACTAGCATTACCTCCATTAATCCAGTTATCACAAACATATGCATGTCCTAAATAATACCCTGTTGGATTGTCATACCCCTCATTAGCAGTTAAATATACGGGGAAATTAGATCCCCAGTCAGCACCAAAACTATCCTTAGGGGCATAACAATTACATATTTTAGACCCTGGTGGATTTTTATCGCTAGTAATCAAATCTTTTTTAGGCATCCAAATATTATTTCCCGAAACTATTACCATTCCAGATGTGCTGCCTCCCCACTGAATTCCGTCTGCATGAGTGGTCATTCCTCCTGTACTCCCCGCACCCCTATGCATATAATTTTCCGAGATGGTAGTAACCACTTGAGTTTTGGGTATTCCTTCGGCTGGTAAGGAGTTAGGTATAAAAATATCTCCATAGCTATGGTGAAGGTGACTTCTATGCATAGTATCCCAAAATCCCCTGTTAACAAGTTTATCATTAGAGGGAGAGTAAGTTCCATCTGCACATATCTCTGAATAATACATCTTTATTCCAGATGGATTAGAGTCTTTAGCCCCAGTCTTAACCTTTTGGTTTCCTCTAAATCCCCACGGACCCCTACTCTTTACATAACAACCGCTGAAGGTAACATCATGGGCTCTTAAATATATATATGATAGAGGAAGTCCTGGTAAGGAGAAGTTATAGCCTACTATAACTACGCCATCCTGATCTATCTGACCAGTACTATCATCATACCAAGGTTCTCCTAAGGGACTTTTTAAAGAATCTATACTCCAGCCTAATGCACTAATACCTGTATTAAATTCGTTAGGCTTAGAAGTATTCACTATATTTCCTACGGTAGCACTCAACGCACTAGGAGTAGTTATAGTATGGAAACTAGTTCCAGAAACGCTACTAGCAGCAAGAGTAGATAAATACAAAACATCTCCTGGTACAAATCCTGTTAATGGATCCGCACTTAGGTTGAATGTAGAATTAGCTCCTACACCTGTAGTTCCACTAGCTACTGTACCCATCGCGTAGGAAGCACCATCAAAAGATTTTAATGTGCTATCATTAGCGTCTATCATGTAATAAGTTCCTGCATTAGAAGCTCCTGATAAACCAACACAGCATACATCTATTTCTTGATTCGATGGTCTATCCAAATTAAAGGAAACGGCTCTAGTAGAGGCTAGAGGAGATATGATAAGAGTGGAAGTTGCAAAAGATACCGCAACGCTAGAAGCTAAAGAACTAAAACTCATTACATGTGTAGTTCTGGGTCCTAGAGATCCAATAGAAATACTGCTCAAAGTTATAGTTGCCGTACCGTCCTTACTGCAATCTACTAAGGGCTTAAGGGTAATACTCTTGCTATACTCAGTAGGGGCTATGGATTGTGTTTTATCTGTCACTACTGTATAATCAGTATCTTCAATTAACCCTTCGGCAGAAGAAACCCCATAAGATACCTCCACCTCAACACTTCTAATGCCCCCTACATAATGCGAACAGGACATATTAGTTCCGTTTGCAAAACCGCTGGTAAAAAGAGGATTGCTCATGCCAGCGGTAGGAGTAGGAAGAATACTATCAGTGGTTACCCCAGCATAATAATTAACTACTACCTCTCCAGCGGTCAAGGCTCTATTATACATAGACATTAAGTAAATACCACCTAACCATTGCCTATCTGATCCATCTGATCCTATGGTATTACCTATATCAAGATTATACCCAGCAGACCAACCTTTTATAAAATTAATAGAGGTATCACTAGCATAATAATCTGTTGTGGCTTCAGTTTGGATAACCCCATCAATATAAATTTTATTAACTACACCACCAACAGAGTCGTCCCCAGAAACCGTGAATACAACATGCTGTAAATTAGTAGTGGCTGTTCCTCCAGGAGTTCTGTAGTCTGGGCCATTAGTAGTTACTGAATCACTGCGAACCCTAACATCATATACAGTTGTAGGAGGATTAACGCTTGTCCATCCTCCTTGACCAACCATAAAATTAGCATCGCTAGTTCCAGCATTGTTTGCCGCTAGTGTCATAATTCTAGCAGGACCATTTTGAGTGGTATTAGTTGGTTTAATCCAAGCCTCTATAGTAAATTCATTACATGCACCAGCAGCTACTTTAGCTTGCATAGCGTTATATAATTCATCAGTAGATGCTTGTACATGACCACCAGCACTTAAATTAAGAAAATATCTATTACTATAACTAGCATCCTGAGTCCATTCCGTACCTGATAAGATAGTTAAATCAGTAGCTGTAGTTAAACCCGCTCTATCAAAAATAGTGCTTCCTGTACCCTCAGTAAACCACCAGATAGAAAGAAGCCCATCCGTAATTCGTCTTCCTGCCGTATTAAAAGGATTAATTAATCCAGACCCTACAGCATTTTCTGTATAAGGAACAACCTTATTGTCCTTAAGCAAATTGTAAGTATCTACTCTTCCTGACCGTCTCCCAATAGCTTGAGAGCCAGTTCCTTTTCTTTCACTTGGGGGAAATCTTGGACTCATAGTATAAAACCTCTTACTTTATTTAGTTGGAAAGTAAGCGGTATGAGTATTATATATTTATTAATTTACGCTCCGCAGGAGCCT